AATTGGGGACACAAACATTGAACATAATGAAAAACAAAATGCAAATTCTTACGTATTTGAAAGTTGGATTGTCGAAGATCCTAAAACTGATAAAGCCAATACAGTTTATAATCTCGCTCTTCCAAAAGGAAGCTGGGCCGTTAAAATGCGAGTCCAAGATCCAGAAATCTGGCAAGGAGTTAAAGAAGGAAAGTTCAAAGGATTCAGTCTTGAAGGCAACTTCATCGACAAAGAAGACTACGAAGACCTCCAAAAAGACAAAACCATGATTGAGCAAGTCATGAAAATATTAGAAAATTAATGGGGTTGGGAAATGTCAATTTGTTTTATTGTCATATACAACCACATAATTCAATCAATAAAATAAAAAAGTAAAATGAATTACAAAAACAAACTTAATCAGATCCGCGTAGTTCTAGGATTACAGATTAAGCTTGCTTCTGAGAAATTGGTTGACGGCAAAACTGTTGTAGAAGCAGAAGAATTTGCACCAGGCATGGACCTTATGGTTGTAGCCGAATCAGGTGAAAAATCTCCAGCTCCAGCAGGTGAGCACGTTACAGAGTCTGGACTTAAAGTTAAAGTTGACGACGCTGGTAAAATCGTTTCTGTAGATAAAGCTGAACCTGAATCTGAAGAAAAAAAGATTGAGATCGAAGTGGAAAAAGCTGCTGAACCAGTTAAAATGGCAGAAGAAGACAAAGGACCAATTGATGGTTCCGAACCAGAAGCTCCAAAGAAAGAAGACGCAGTAGAAGAAAAAATCGCTGAAGTCATGAAAAAAGTAATGGCTGCAATGGAGCCAATGCTACAAGAAATGGCAGATATGAAATCTAAAATTGCTAAAATGGAAGAGCAATACAGCAAGTTTGCGAAAGCACCTGCTACTGGTAAAATTTCCACATTGAACACTCAAGCCGAAAAAGCGGAGCCAACAGATATTATTGAAAGATTCAAACAAATTAAATCGAATCTTAGATAATAAAAAATAATAAAATTAATAAACTATGTCATTTAACGTCGCAGGTTTACAACCATATACGGACCAATTGAGTACAGACCTCATCATCCGTGCAATACTTAAACCACAATCAGTACAAAACCTTACAATAAAGCCAAATTTAACTGCTGGCACCACTTCAATTAATATTCTTGGTGCAACAGTAGATGTTCAAGATTACAATTGCGGATTTACTGGAGGTCAAACAAACGGTAACACAACCGTATTTACACAACAGTCTTTAGTGGTCGCTACGAAGTCCTTGAAGGAAATAATGTGTGTCGAAAATTTAAGGGACTACTGGATCTCAAGTGTTATGAGCGCTTCTGCTTATGCAAATGAAACACCAGTTTTCGAACAGCAAATCGCTGATTTAAAAGTAAGAGAAATTAATAAGTACGTGGAGACCACACTGTGGGCTGGAGACGGAGTATCACTTGATGGCCTTATCGATCAAACTTCAGTAGCTTCTGGTGCTATCGATGGTACTTCTTTTGCTTCTGATTTCGCTTCAGCAACTTCTGCTTATGATGGTTTCTGGGGAATGGTAGATACTTTAGCTGCTGCAAATCCTGCAGTACTACAAGAAGATGATCTAATCATGTATGTTTCTTACGCAACATATTCTAAATTAGTTCAAGGTTTACAAGCTAAAGGAAACTCTATCCTACTTCAGTATCCAAACATCAGCAACGTATCTGGATCTCCTGAGAATTCATTCATCTTCCCGGGCACAAACATTAAAGTATTTGCTGCACCAGGAATTTCTGATCTAGGTTCTCCAGCGGTACCAACTGTAATTCTTGGTCCTAAGAAGTATGCATTCTTTGGAACTGGTCTTAACAACGATCAAGATAAGTTCAGATTCTACTACGATCCATCTGAAGATAACATTAAGTTCTTAGCAGCATGGAGAATGGGAACTGCAGCACTTGCTAACCAGTTCATTTCAACTGTAGCTTAATTTAATCAATACAGAGTGTGACTTCGGTCACACTCTTACTAATAAAAAAAAATATAATACTTCATATGGCTTGTAACTTAACATACGGACTAGCTCTAGATTGCATCGATAGTATCGGTGGTGTAGCAGGTTCGATTTATATTAGTTCAGATGCTGACTTGGGTACGCTAACTTTGAGTAGCGCAACCGGAAGTGTTTCATTAGTAACAGGTGCCACAGGCGAAACAGGAACTTTCTATGAGTTCGAAGTTGCCAAAAACGTAGCATCTTTTACAGAGACTTTCAATATCTCTAATGAAAATGGAACTGCTTTCTTCGAGCAAGCATTATCATTGAACTTACAAAAAATGGAAGCAAATAAGAGAAATGAAATTCTTTTAATTGCTCGCAACAGAAATTTAAAAGTTATCTTCGAAGATAACAATGGAAAATATTGGTTAATGGGTTATTCCAGAGGTGCAGTAGTATCAGCAGGTACTTCAGTAACTGGAACAGCAGTAGGTGATCTTAACGGTTACACACTAACATTAACTGCTCAAGAGCCAGCAATGGCTTACGAAGTGCAAGGACCAATTGCCACAACATTTGGTAGTTGCACATTCACAGCAGCTCCCTAATTTTCCGTGAGGGCTCCTCATTGAATTTCTATAAACCATGTTGTGCGCACAACAGAGTTTAAAAGATCAGAATTATTCTGGTCTTTTTTTATGTCATTTTTCAGAGAATACATACTCATTAATACTAAACAATTATTATGTCAGGAACATTAAAATTAGGAGCAACAGGAGGTCAAGTACTTTTCTCGACAAGTGGCACATCTGGGCTTGGAACACCAGCGACTGGCTATGGATCACTTTATTATGGAACTGACAAGCAGTTGCGTTTAATGGATGATTCAGGTGCAATCACTGTTTTAAGTGCAGGAGGAACTTCAGGAACTGGAGGATCTGGAACATCAGGAAGTAGCGGAACATCAGGTTCAGGAAGTCCAGGATCTAGCGGAAGTAGCGGTTCTTCGGGTTCTTCAGGAAGTGCAGGAAGTTCAGGAAGTTCAGGTTCTTCAGGAACCTCAGGAACCTCAGGAACCTCAGGAAGTGCAGGAACGTCAGGTTCTTCAGGAGCAGGTTTAACTTATGGTGCTGGAAACGTAACATCTAACTTAGCAGGCTCAGTTAATGGATCTGCTTTAAGTAACAACACAACTGGAGCTTTTAATGCAGCTTATGGTTTAGCTAGTTTAGGTTCTAACACAATTGGTACTCGTAATACAGCTTATGGTTATGTTACTTTAGCTGTTAATACCACAGGAAGCAATAATACGGCAATAGGAACTGAAGCATTATATGTTAATGCAACAGGAAGTAATAATACAGGTGTAGGAAATTTTGCATTATACGGTAATTCAACAGGAAGTAATAATACAGCAATAGGAAGTAATGCACTGAAATCCCAATCTCTTTCTATATCAAATACAGCTGTAGGAGCAAATTCAATGGGTGCAGGTTTTGGAAACTATAATGTTGCATTAGGAGATTCAACTTTATCAGCTACTGGTGGAGGAAATTACAATACAGCAATAGGTACTTATGCTTTAAGAGTTGCTACTAGTGCAGATAATAATGTTGCTGTTGGATATAATGCATTACAGGCTACAACTATTGGAGATAATAATGTTGCTATTGGTCATAGTTCAATGTCTGCAAATACTACAGGAAGTAATAACACAGCAGTTGGATTTGAAACTTTAAAAAGTATTACGGGTGCTACGGGCAACTCTGCTTTTGGATATCAAGCATTAGAATTTAACACATTAGGATTTCAAAATACTGCAGTCGGAAATCTTGCAATGACTACTAATACTATAGGAGATTATTGCACAGCAGTAGGTTCTTTAGCTTTACAAGCAAATACTACAGGAGATAGTAATACAGCTGTTGGTTATAATTCATTAGGAGCTAATACCACAGGAAGATATAACACAGCAGTTGGTTATAATTCATTAGTTGCTAATACCACTGCAGATGAAAATACATCTATTGGTTATGGTGCAGGAAGTGGTGTTACAACAGGAACTGATAATATTCTAATTGGATTTAATGCAGGATCTGCTATTACTACAGAAAATAGTAATATTATCATCGGGGTAACAGGGGGAGCTCCTACTGGTAATGATAGAATTATACTCTATGCTTCTGCTCTTACGAATCTTAATATAAGTAGTGCTGCAATTGTTACAGCAACTACTACAGATTCTAATCGTTATCTTCCGATTGTAATTGGCGGTACCACATACAAATTATTACTAAGTACATAATGATAAATTTAAGTGTAGGAGCGGTTAACGAGTTTGCAATTTATGCTGATACTATTGATAATTCAGTACAGCAGTTTGGTGATTATTTTTTGATTGGATTTAAGAGTACTTATACCAATCATTGGACTTATGTTATTCCTACAACCATAAAGCGTAACTCTAGATTTGTACAATTCAATTTAGATGTTGTAGAACAAGGTACTCCTGACGATCCGTTTGATGGTATACTTTCTATTTTTCCGCCAGGTAATTATTCTTACAAGTGTTGGAATTTAGATACAGCTACTTTAGATCCTAGTGAAGGTATTTTAATCGACGAAGGTCAGATGATAATGGCAAGTTATTCTCCACCTGAAGTTTTCTTTACTAGTTACATTTCAGATAATGAGACTTTCCAAAACATAATTTACTATTCAGGAGTTCTTAATAGTTGTTTTATTAACTATGCTAACTCCCCATATATAATCGAAGTTCCTACAACCAATGTTTGTCAACCTCTAACTATTGAAGAAGACGGATTCTTATTGATTGAAGAAGGAATACAATTTACATTAAATTAATTATAAGCAATGAGCGGAAAATTAAAAATACAAGGCGAAGGCGAAATCCTTTTCGGACAGAACAACACAGATCCAGCACCACCAGATTTTGGTTATGTGAGTTTATATTCCCAAGGGGGAGTGTTAAAAGCACAAGACCACGAAGGAACAATTGTTATCTTCGGAAGTTCTGGTACAGCAGGCACCTCGGGTACTTCAGGAACTCGTGGTAGCTCAGGATCTTCAGGTAGCTCAGGATCTTCAGGTAGCTCTGGTTCATCAGGAGCGAACGGATCATCAGGTAGCTCTGGTTCTTCAGGAGCCAACGGTTCATCCGGTAGCTCAGGATCGTCTGGTAGTACAGGTTCCTCGGGCTCTTCAGGTAGCTCTGGTTCCTCTGGTTCTTCAGGAGCGAACGGTTCATCAGGCACCTCCGGGCAGAACGGGTCATCCGGCACCTCAGGACAGGACGGTTCATCCGGTTCTTCAGGAGCTAACGGGTCATCTGGTAGTTCTGGACAGTCTGGTTCTTCTGGTAGTTCTGGTTCTTCTGGGGCGAACGGTTCATCAGGCACTTCAGGCATGGACGGTTCTTCAGGTTCGTCTGGTCAATCTGGTTCTTCAGGTTCGTCTGGTGAATCTGGTTCTTCAGGATCGTCTGGTTCTTCAGGTTCTTCAGGTGTGAGTGCGACTATTAATAACAACGTTTCTGGTTATGTAATTACTGGTAGTGGTACATCAGGGGTTATTAATGGACAAGCCAACTTTACTTATGATGGACAAATCATTACTGTTAATGGTGTAGAAATAGGTAAGCAAAATAACATTTACCGTACCACAGCAGTAGGAGCTTCCGCTTTAACTTCTGCGAGTTTATCCGGACAAGAAAATACAGCAGTAGGAGAATTAGCTTTAAGTTCTTTAACTTCTGGAGCATACAATACTGGACTTGGAGTAGCAACAGCTTATAATGCAACTTCAGCATCTAACAACGTTTTTGTCGGTTGGGTAGCTGGATCTGGAATAAGTACAGGTAGTCAAAACGTAGTAGTTGGAGTAGATACAGGTTCTTTAAATAACTATAGTAATTCTACTTTAGTAGGGTATAGAGCAGGTAGAACAAACCAAGCATCAAATATTACTGCATTTGGTTGGCAAGCTTTAACATCCAACACTACTGGAACTTCAAATACAGCTGTAGGTTATCAAGCTGCAAATTCTACAACTATTGGTACCAATAACTTAGCAATAGGAGAATCCGCTTTATTTACTAACACTACCGGAGCAAGAAATACTGCTTTAGGTAATAATGCTCTATATGCTAACACAACAAATAACAATCTTGCAATAGGATTTAATGCTTTATTTTCAAACACCACAGGTGCTCAAAACTTTGCTATTGGTGCTTCTGCAGCTTACACCAACACTACAGGTAGTGGTAACACGGCTTTAGGAAACTTAGCATTACAAAATAACACTTTTGGTAGTGCTAACCTTGCTATTGGTGCTCAAGCATTACAATCTAACACTACAGGTGCTCAAAATATAGGAATTGGTGCTTCAGCATTATTTACTAACACAACAGGTTCTCAAAACGTAGGAATTGGTTCAGTAATGGCTCAAAGCACTTTAATTAATCAAGCAGTTGCTATTGGAAACCAAGCAGCAGGTAGGCTAGGAGGAACTGGTTCAGTAGCTATTGGTTATCAAGCAATAGGAGCAACTGCTGGACAGAATAATATTGTTGGTGGTGTTGCTATTGGTTATCAAGCAGTTTCTGCTAACACAGCAAGTCTTGGTTCTGGATTTACGGCAGTTGGTTATCAGGCATTAAAATCAATGACCGGTGGTAACAACAATACTGCTTTCGGTTATTTAGCTTTAACCACTAACACTACTGGTGCTAATAACATCGGAGTAGGTTACGGAGCAGGAGATAATATCACTAATGGTTCTGGTAACATTCAATTAGGTAACTACTCTTCTGCAACTGGAGGTATTACTACTGGTAACTTTAACGTCATCATCGGTAATGAGGTAGATCAGTTTTCTAATCCTACCACATTTAGTGCCACTGGTAGTAATCAGATTTATCTTGCAGACGGTCAAGGTAACTTAAGAATGAAATTTGATGGTGCAACAGCAGGTTATGTTTACAATCCGTTTATCCTTAAAAATGATACCACCGCAAACATTCTAGCAATTACTTCTCCAGTAGAAGGTATGATGATGTACTCAACAACAGATCATGTCATAGCATTTTATGACGGAACAGCATGGAAGAAAGTATCGCATTCAGCATTATAATAAAATAAACACAAATGGAATATACTAAAAGATCAGACGTAGACATTACATTCGATTCTGTTAATGATATTAACGGAATCATTGATGGTACTTTATTTGAAAATGAAACAGTGGAGAATAAAAAAGATCATGTGAAAAGAAACGTCGGACATTTAGAAATAGTGAAAGGTGGATCTTATGTAGATCTAAGTCATTTTTCTGCAGCACACCTTGCAGAAATAGATGAAGCAATCTCCAAAGGAAATTCATATATTTCTTCACTATAATACATACAGTATAAAATAAAAATTATGTCAGAACAAAACGCAGAAAACAAAAACAAGTTATTCTATCGCTTTGATAAGATCTTTGATCCGAGTGTACCAACAGCACTAGAATCAAAAGGTCCAGAAGGCAAATGGATAAACTATGGGATTGACAATCTGTATCCACAATTTGTGACTGAACTTTACTCCAAATCAGCAATCAATCGTACTGCTTTATTAAGTAAGAAGATTGCAGTTACGGGTAATGGTTTAGTGCCATCCGATCCTAGCGAATTGGGATTATTAGAACAAGCAAATCCAGAAGAATCATGGAATGAACTGTGGCCTAATATTGTAGGCGACTACGAAATCTATAATGGATTTTGTTTAAATATAGTATGGTCAAATGATGCAACAAGAATTGCAGCCATCTATCACGTAGACTTTAACAAAGTTAGATCTGGTGCCATTGATAAAGACACAGATCGTGTAGAATATTATTGGGTAAGTTCAGATTGGTCTCGCTTTAAGAAACCAGAATACAAGCCCAGAGCGTATCATAGATACGATCCTAATGCTGCTAAGGAATTTCCTTCGCAGTTACTTTATTTTTTCGAACACGAGCCTTCGCAAGTGCATTATCCCCTCCCTAGTTATTCGGGTGGAATGACGGACATTTCCGTGGATATTGAAGTCAGTTCTTACCATCTTAGTCATCTTAAGCAGGGACTAACTCCAAGTATGATTATTAATATGAACCAGGGCGATCCTGGTGACATACAACGTCAACAAATCTATGAAGAAATTGCATCATCGTTTTCTGGAACTCAGAACGCCGGTAAATTTTTTCTATCTTTCAATCAATCGAAAGACACACAAACAGAAGTCCAAACAATTCAACCAGTTGGAGATGATTACTACATACAATTGGAACAAAGAATTACTACACGTATTCTTTCTGCCCATCGCATTACATCACCTAAGATTACAGGTATTTACGAATTAGCAGGTGGTGGAGGAATTAAGAATTCCACGAAGGACGAACTGCTTATTGAATATGAGCTGTTTAAAAACATGGTAGTTATTCCAGACACTCGTACTTTACTAAAACCAGTTAACAGACTTTGGAAGTTAATGGGAGGTAAATCAACATTATCTGTGGAACCAATTTCATTATTCCCAGGCGTTGCAGATCCAACCACAGCTCCAGACATAGTAGAAAACGCACCGGTAGAACAAGGAGTTGTTACACCGATTTAATATATTTTAACAACATGCCACTAAATGAGGTACTTTTAATTAGCGAAGAAAAACTTAAGGCGTTCACAACACTTAATGAAAATCTTTCGCCCCAAATTCTAATTCCGTATGTGTTGCAAAGTCAAGACACTTATCTAGTAAACTGGATTGGTTCTTCTTTTTATAAACAACTTAAAGATCAAGTACGCACTAACACTGTGACAGTTCCTAATGCTTACATACTTGATGAATATATTGGTCCCATGTTAGTGCAATATGCACTAGGTATGGCTATCCCATTTATCAAGTATCGATTTGTCAATAAAGGGATCTTAAGTCCTAAATCTGAAACTGCAGACTCTGTGGAATTAGAAGAGGTAAAATACTTAGTGGCAGAAGTTAAGAACAGCGCACAACAGTACGCGTTTTTATTACAAAGATATTTGTATTTCCATTCCCAAGATTATCCGCTTTGGAATGCTGCACTGGCCCAAGACGGTGTGATTCCAGATAAGGGCAGTACCTTTAGCGCAGGTTTAGTTACAAATCATTTTCCTTATGCTTTCAGAAAGAGACTAGCAGAACGTGCAAGTCGTGGACAATATGGTTATTCTTTGGATGGTTCTATCCTTGGACAACCTGGACAGTACTGCGACTTCCCCTGGTGGCTTTGGGGATAATCGGTTTTGGTGAAGGCTCCCCGATAAAAAATTTCTATGAAAACACAACCTAAAAAACAGATAGTTAAACTTTCCAAAGGTTATAAAAAGACAGAAGACAACGCCGAGAAGTTGAAGAAATTTCTGCAGGAGAAACAAAAGAAAACTTCTTAACTATAATCCATGTAGTCATCTGAAGCCTACAAGGATAACAACTAGTAAAAGAATTCCAAATGAAAGTTTGGAATTTTTTTGTGTGTAAGGACTATAACTATTCAATTAACTCCATCATATACTTCCATAAAAATTCCGGTCTTAGGATCGGAATTTTTTGTGTTAGACGGATATAATATATGTTTCAATTCTTGGGACAAATATGTTTTTATTCTTTTCAATCCCGGTGTATCTTACATCGGGATTTTTTTGAAACCATCTAAAGATATATACTATAGAATGAAAATAAACTCATATGAAACAACCCGAACAATGGAAACCCATGACCGAGTTAGATGGCATCTACCACATTTCTAATTATGGTCGCCTCAAAAGTTTTAAGGTAGATTCTTACGAAGGTAAGATTATTAAACCCAAGATCACAAAAAACGGATATCATTTGTACGTTATTAGACACAACGGACAATGGGTTTCTTTCTACGCCCATCGCAAAGTAGGAGAGTACTACATTCCTAATCCAGACAATCTACCCGAGATCGATCACATTAAAAATGATCGCAGTTTAAATTACGCTTGGGAGTTACAGTGGATGGATCACATAAACAATGTGCGGAAGGATCAGGCTTTTAAAATCCAATGCTCGCATCCTGTCTTAGGTATTCACATTGCTGATAGTAGTAGACATGCTGCTAAGATTGCTTCTTGCACCAGAGGTAATGTCCAATATCATTTAAAGTACGGTACCGCCACAAAAGTTGGCTGGAGTTTTAAAATAATCAAATAACTATGGAACAAGAACAATGGAAACAAATCAAAGACTATCCTGCCTACGAAATCTCAAATCTCGGTAACGTCAGAAAATCTTTAAAAGGTGGAGGTTATAAATCAATCGCCAGTAATCCAGCCCCTTATTATTTAATGTTTAGTACTTGGATCAACGGAATTCTGCAACGTCGATATGTGCATCGCGAAGTCTTAAAAGCTTTTGCACCTAGTGAAGATCCCACTCTAACCCATGTGTGTTTTAAGAACGGAGATCATACAGATACCCGTTTGGAAAATTTGTATTGGAGTTCCCAAGCTCGTCGCATGGTTCGTCGATTCCATGAAAATGGTTATGAGCGTGGAGAGAATCATTTTGCTGCCAAACTCTCTGAACAAGATGTTAGAGATATTCGTCAGGCTTGGCAAGAAGGTGCATCCTCCCAATCAGCTTTGGCTAGAAAATATGGAATGCACCCTAGCACAATCAATAACATTATTGCAGGACGTTATTGGTCACACTTAGAATTTTAGAATAAGAATAAAAACATATGGAAGACAAGGAAAACAAATCATTTTGGTGTATTATAACAGCACCCGTTCTTTATAGTAAAGAACTATCGGACAAATCTAAAATACTCTTCGGAGTTATTAGTAACTTGACCAAACAAAAAGGTTATTGTTATGCACATAACTCTACATTGGCAGAAGAACTTGGTTGGAGTGAACGTACAATACAATACTCGATTAAAGAATTAGAAGATTGTGGTTTTATTTCTAGAGAAATTGAATTCATAGACAAGCAAGTTAGCGGACGTAAAATTTATGTCCTCCCCGTGAAGCAAACTTCACCAGGGCCCGGAAGCATGCTTCATGGGGGACATGAAGCAGCCTGCACCCATAATATAGTAACTAATGAAGTAAATAAATTATTAATTAATAACAAATCCCGCAAACGTACTCCTAAAAAGATCGATCCACAACATAAAGAAGCAAGTGCAACTTACGAATTAGAATCACTAGCAAGATGGAATGAGTTAACTAGATTATGGTTTACTGGAGAAAATCCTCACGGACTAAAAGGAACTTATCGAAAATATTTCTTAGATTTAGGAACCGAAGGTCAAGAATCTCTTTTAAATATAATTAGATCTTTTGGGGATGACACCAGATATCTGTTTAATGTTTGGATTGGTATGACCTTTAAACAAGATTGTATGAATAAAGAATTTTTACAAGATGCAATTGAAAATGCCAAAGAAATAGAAAAGAGAAAAACACCTACTAAAACAGGTCAATATAAAAAACCATCCTTCTTTGGAAATGAATAAAAACAAAAACATGAAACCAGTACAAATTAAAAAAGTTGATTTACCTCTAATAGCAGATCCTGCTAATTGGAATTTATTTGGATTAGATCAGTCCAAAGGATTAGGCATCATAGGTAATATTGGAGTTGGTAAGACTTTAACCATGGGCAAATTGCTAGATAATTTATTCTTTCGCCCTTTAATGAATAAAGTTTATACTGGAATGCGCATCTCACAAATGATCTTAAAACCAGGTTGGGAAAAGACTTATGAAAATTACAATAGTGTTAAACACACTTATTTGTTTATAGATGATCTTGCTGCTAAGGGCAAGACCGTATTTTTTAATAATACAAACCCAGCTGCTGATTTATTAAACTTAAGATATAATCTATGGCAAATGATAGACGAAAAAAAATTGGTGCCATGGGATGTATCTGCAAGTTTTAACTACTTTACTTGTAATTATGATTTAGAAACATTAGCCCAAGAATTAGGTCCAGACACGGTGGATCGTTTACATCAGATGTGTAATTTTGTTTATGTGGGTGGAACTAGTTATCGTTCAAACAATTTAAATGGAAAGATTAATGGAGTTATCTAAGATCCTTCAAGAACAGGCAGATCAACTCAGGCAAGAAAGTATTCTAAACGCTTTTGCCCGAAAACATCCCCCGAGAATTAAGCCGAAGAAAAAGAAGTCCCGCGATCTCATCGCTGAGGCAGAATATGAAATTCTAAATGGAAGAAAGCTCACAACAAAATCTCCTAATCTGGAAGGCTAATAAAGCCCGCGTAGTTCGCGTTTATAACTTGTATAAACAAGCGCTAGAGCACGACCCTAATATTAGTATGCATTTATGGTTTCGTGAAAGTTTTGAGCACCTAATGAGGTTATACAACAATCATAAAGACGCATCCTGGATCGTGTTTAACTATTCAGATCGGGTGTTTATTAATGACGCGGAATATCGCATTAATGATTGGGTGATCTATCAGATGGAAAACAACTAATCTGAACTTCTACCTAGGCGAATGACTTTTTCCATTTCCATTTTGTTCTTACGCTCTTGATAGCGATTCCGATAATAGGTCTTGCGATCCCGTATTCCATGTTCAATAATCGGTGGAGGTGGAGTGACAGGTATTTCGTTCCAGGTCGTTTCAGGAACACGAATGCGATAAGCAGTAGTCGAGAATCGATTGTCCTTATCTAGATTGAAACGTTGGAACTCGATCAGACCCAATTCATGCATGGTTTCTAAAATGGAAGTGGGATTATGAGTTTTGGTCGGCATACACGCAGCAATGGCTTGAAAGAAGTCTTGCTTTGTACAGTTAATCCAACCATCGTCATCTGTTTCGAATTCATTACACAGACACCAGAAACAGAGATAGTGTCTGGCTTTCATGGGCACCAACCGATAGAACGCGGCGGGGAAAGGTTTTTTTGCATGAGGTTTAGCCATGGAATATATACTCGAGAATACAAACAGACAATTTGACCGTAACAGATTGGACTAACAACCATTACAAACTTCTTGGCGACGCAATATATAGAATTACCAGTGGCGATTCCCTATCGGAAGAGTTGCTTCATTATACATTAACCGCCTTCTTGGATCGTCCAGACACCCAACAGATTGTCGACACCGGAGGCGGTTTTTATTTTTGCCTGAGGATAGCCACTAACTCCTGGAAGAGTACCACTTCTCCTTTCTATCGTTTACATCGAGATCCCAATACACGCCAGGAATTAAAGGCAGGACATCAAGAACTGCCCGATCAAGAACCTTATGAGGAGCCTGAACTGTTCCAAATCCCCGATATTCACACCCAGATAGATACAGAGTTAGCCAAATTAAGTTGGTACGAACGTGAACTAGCCAAGGCTTATGCAGAACACAACTGTAATGCTAACCTGCTCAGTCGAGTAACAAAAATACCTCGCACGTCTATAAACTTAACCCTATCCCGAATACGCAACCACGTTAAAACAAACATTGACCATGAGTAAAGGAGCTACACCCGTCTATTTTCAATTCGAAGGACATCCAGAAGTCATCCAATCCCATAACTGGAGATTAGAGATAGATGTTAATATGCATCGCAATCGTTTAGGACTACCCTTCTGGACCAAATATAAAACAATCTCTAATGATGAACGAGATCCCAACCCTGACCAAGATCTTACAATTGCTACCCTTAGCAGCAATGTGTGCGATTCTAGTGAGCCAACCCCTCTACCTAAAACTACTAAAAAGAATAGGTCTCGAAAGAAAGCCGATGAACTGTCCACTGTGTCTAACATTCTGGACAACTTCCTGCGTAATGGTAACTTGCCTGAATCCCTCACTGCTGGATTTGAGTATACCATTCCTCCTAGCGTGGATCTCGGAGATAATGTACAAGAAAATGAATGAGTATTAACATGCAAAAAGAACCCGGATTAACCACAGAGGTCTTCGCAGCTATCCAAGAAGCCTTACCTCTATTAGAAAAACCTCGCCAAGTCTTCCAAGTCCATGAGATGAGCCAGATCTATAAGATCTTCAATCTGTACACTGGCCAGAACCGACAAGATGGAGGCTGTGGTGCTTGCCGCACAAATGTGGTCAACAAAGTGCGCAAGATCTATGAAGAATATAAAAAGTCTCTATGAGTTTTCAAGTCATAACTAATCTGACGCCAAAAGAAAAGGCTAGGAAGAGTGAAGAAGCCAAAAAATGGTTACAGGAACAAGGAGAGTTACCCGATTTA